TTACTTCTGATAAAGATTATAAAATCAATAATGATTATAAACCATTTTATGCTAGATTGTTTATGGAGGAACATCAAACATATGGTAACTTCTTTAATACAAGAGGAAGTCATGCAGATAACTTAGATTGGAAAGAGTATGTTGTACAGACAGCTGGTTACTCAACTTAAAACAAGAAGAGTTAATCTAAGAATATCAGCACAAGAACTAGCACAAAAGATTGGTGTAGCTGACTCTCTCATTACCGCTTGGGAGAGTCAGAAAAAAATACCTAATGCAAGTAACTTTATAAATTGGGCCAATGCTTTAGATTGTGAGTTAGCATTACATCAATTCAAGACACCGCCTGATAATTGGCAACCGAGTGAACAAGTCCTTAATTATTTATTAAATCAATATGGAAGTGAGGTAGATATACATTATGAAAAAGAACAATTCGTTGATTACTACAAAAGCAATGGAGTCCTTAAAGCAGACTGGGATGCTTGTTTTAGAAACTGGATTAGAAGATCAATCCAATTTAGTAACGATAGAAGATCGACTAAAACATTCAACAGTCCATATGATTCCAAGTCTATTCAAGAAAGACGCAAAAGAATCTATGATGTTGCGAGTGTGGGAGATCAGACAAGCAATGAGAAGATCAGAAAAATTAGCAAAGAATAATATTGATACCGAAGCAATAGATATTATTCAAACAATGGCTAACAAGTTACAACCTTGTAACCGCAAACAAATAGCAGTATGTATAGAAACTATTGCTAGTACCTTTTCAATTAACATACCGAATGAATTGGGGCTGGAACAATACTTTAGAATACTTCTAAAGTACCCAGCTTCAATGCTTACAGAATGTACTGATGACATTATCAAGACATTCAAATATCCAAGATTGCCATTACCTAAAGAGTTTATTGATAGGATTGACACCAACTTTGAATACCACAAGGGCTGGTTGCAAAACATAACAAAGACTTTTTATGATCTTGAATTATATGTACAAAATGGTAATATAAATAAAACAAATAAGGAGTAAACATGAAAACTAATGAAGTTAAAAAAACTCCAATAGAGATTGTAGATCGCACAACTATTCTTGGCGGATCAGATGCGAATAGAATAATGCGTGGCGATTGGCATACTCTTTGGCTTGAAAAGACCAAGCGAGAAGAACCTGAGGACTTATCTTGGAACTTACCTGTTCAGATAGGATTACATACCGAAAAAGTTAATCAAATGTTTTTTGAAAAAGAAACAGGAATCGAAACTGTTGATCCTGTATTCTTTGAAACCAATGTCATAAGGCAAAAAGAATTTATGTATGCATCTTATGATTTGGTTGCCGAACAAGAAAAAACAATTATTGAACTTAAACATACCAATTCAAATAATACTTTAGATAATTGTATCAGTACATATATGCCACAAGTACAACATTACTTGATGGTAAGCGGATATGATTATGCTTATCTATCTGTAATCTTTGGTAATCAAAGACATGAAGTATGTAAGATAGATGCAGACAAAGATTATCAAAAGAAACTATATGATATAGAAAAATCTTTTTGGTCTTATGTTACTAAAGATAAAGAACCTGAAAAACTAGATACGAGTGAGTTACCAAAACTTGCTGGTAAAATTAAAATCAATGACATGAAAACTATTGACTTTAATGAAACAGGCAACAATGAATTTCTATCCCATGCTAGTAGATGGGAAGAAACAAAACCTACAGCAGAAGAACATAAAGCACTAGGATCAATCTTAAAAGGATTCGTACCTGATGATGTTCGTAAAGCTACAGGTGGCAATGTTCTTATCACAAGAACAAAAGCTGGTTACTTAACCATTAAACAAAACCAAAGGAGGTAGAGAATGGCTAAACCACTAGACAATAGAGTAAAAGAAATACTCAGTAAACTTGGCTTTGATCCTAAGCAATGCTTATGGGATTGTCATGGAACTTGGGTAATGTACCACAGATATATTGAGATCGCAGGAGCAAAGAACTCAATAGCATATGATCTTACCGAGATAGAAACCAATTCAAAAGATGGAATAGTTTGTATTAAATGTATTGCAAAAAGAAATGGCGATACAGTTATTACTTATGGAGAAGCAAGTCCAAAGAATACAAAGAATGCTTATCCATATGCTATGGCCGAGAAACGAGCAGTAGATCGTGCAATCTTAAAACTATTAGGATTACATGGCTTTGTCTATTCAGAAGATGAAATGGATTTAAGTCAAACTAATACTAATAACAATAAGATTGGATCAAGTGATACTGATGTATTAGAGAAGTTTCAAAAAGAAATTGAAGTTTCAAAGAATGCAAAAGTATTAAAAGGATATGGACAGATGTACAAGAAAGCTATGACTAAAGCAAAGTCAGATGCTCCAGCAGTATATCAACATACTAAAACAATGTACGAAGATAAACTCAAAGAGTTAAATGGAAAGGAGTCCAATGTATAACTCAATCACAATCGTAGGTAATCTTGGTCGTGATCCTGAAATAAAACAAACAGCTAAGGGTGGCAACTATGCCATCCTTAGTGTTGCAACACACAGGAAAATGGCAGGAGAAAAGAAAACAGAATGGCACAAGGTAGTCGTATGGGATGAAAAAATTGCAGATGTTCTAGCAAAATATACAAAGGGCGGAAGCAAAGTTTTATTGCAAGGGCGATTGACATACAATGTGTGGGAAAAAGATGGAATAAAACAAAAGAATGCTGAAGTTCATTTGGATAGGTTTGAAAGTAAAATGGAATTACTTGACACAAAAGCAGAAGCGAAATCCTCCCCACAGGGATTGGAGGATTTTGATGATGCTGAGTTAGTTAAATCAGAACCTACTGAGGATGTACCATTCTAATGACTAGGAGGCAATATGAAGTGTACCAATTCATTAAGAAGTATATCGAAGATAACAAAATCTCTCCCTCTTATGTTGAGATATTACGAGGGTGTGGGATGAAAAGTAAATCCCATGCTTTCGTAATTATTAACTCCTTAATTAAAAAGGATTACCTAAAAAAGATAGGTAAATATGGGGATGCAAGACGCATAATTATTAATAGAGATTACGAGAAAGGAGGTAGAAAAGTTGCAAAGTCAAAACATTAAAGGCGAAGCATTCATTATGGCTGATAAGATTGCTAAAGAAAATCCTTACGCAGTAAGAGATAAGTTAGCTTTCTATATCCAAAAGTCATGGGATGCGTTTCCAATTCTTAGGTTGCAAGATGTACAAGAAATATTAAAGAAACCTGAAGAAATGGAAAACCCTTGTGAGTAGGAAGAGTAAACAAAAAGGTTATAGAACTGAGTATAATTTAGTTAAAAGATTTCAAGGAGCTGGTATTGATGCCAAGCGACAGGTATTAAGCGGTGCTTTGCCTGACCATCCACACGACATAAAAATAAATAATCCTGACATGATAGTAGAAGTTAAAGCACGAAAGAATGGTGCTGGATTCAAGACTCTTAAAAGATGGATGGGTAGTGCTGATGCTTTAATTATGCATGAAGATCATGAAGAGTCTTTAGTTGCAGTAGCATTACCGCTATTTATAGATTTGATATTAAACCATTCTCAATATAAAAAACCTTATGAACAAATTATAAAGGATAAGAAAAAAGAATATGACGAAAGCAAGAGGGCTTGGGCTTCTAGTAAGAGAAAAGAAATATATAAGAAGAAAAGGGAGGCATTCAAAAAGTCCAAACAAAAAATACAACAAGAAGAAAAATAGAGGGCAAGGTCGTTAAATAGAATTAACTGCTCTACATTCGAACTTAATTACAATTTTATTTTTATTAATATATTCTTGATCCCACTCTTCTAATTCTAATAGATTTAAAAAAGTTTTTTGTGCTACTCCATATCCTGCATTAACACAATCATAGTGAGAATTGAATTGCCATCCTGATATTGAACTTGATGGGCATTGACCTGTAACCATACTACACATATACAGGATCAATACAAACTTCATAGGAACAAACCAAGAATTAGTGCTAGAACGATCAAAGAAAGCCATACAGAGGGTTTTAGATTTTTCCAGCATAACATACACTTAATGGTATGATTGTGCATCCAGCCCCCTTTAAATGCGTTCTTTAGATGTCTTTTTAGCTCATCTATCATTTTTTACCCTTTCCAAAGTTAGTTGCTACTTTTTCTGCTGATCTACCTACAGTATAGCCACCTATACCTACAAGTATTATATTAAGAAGAGAGTTTTGTACAGACTCAGGTATATTGGGAGCAGTGAATCCAAACCAGTGTGCTACCATTAATCCTGCAAATGTAAGCATCATAACAGGTCGCCAGTTTCTTTGTAAGAATCCACCTTTAGCTTCTGTTTCTATGATCTTAGCCGCACCCTCTAGTTCTTTTAGTTCTCCAGCTAGAAGTTTTTCTTGAATCTTAGCTTTGATTTTTTCTCCCTCAGCTTTATTATCAATTACTTTATCGACAGTTTTAAATAAACTTCCGACTATTGGGCTAATCATATTTAACATAGTATCTCCTATTCTATATCGTTATAAAATAAATGATCTCCAATCTCAGCACAAGGAGTTTTACCCTCAGCCCAGTTGGGAGATATTGATTTTGTATGGTAGTGTGTAGCACCATTGGTATTGTCATCCATTTTATTTTTAGTAAAATAATATGACAGCGTTACAGCTTTGCAAAAAGCATTGTCTGACCAATCAAGTGCTAAAATTTTTTCACGATTAGGATCATCTTCATTCCAACAGCTAAACTGCCATGCTTTTAGGCAAACCCCTTTAATATGATCTCCATACCAAGATTTCGCTTTAACCCTATTCATGATAACATTGCCTACTGCAATCATACCCTCATCCCCTTGATTTCGTGCTTCTCCCCATAATGTTCCAGCCATTACTGAGATGTCGTCAAATGTTTCCATATCCATTTCCTTACTCCTTTATTAGTTTATTTATATGTAACTTACCTGTAGAATCTATTTCTATTTCAGCTTTAACTTGCTTACATATCCATTTAATTCTATCAGGATTAGTATTTCTTTCAGCTTCTCGCTTCAATTTCAAGCATTTTGATAGCCCATCTGTAATCATAAATTCCATAGGGTTCTCTAAATCTGCTGGTGTAAACATTAATAATGCAAATACAACCGCTACTTTCATTGATGACCTCCATTCGATCTAATTTTATCTTTCATTTCTTCTATCACAACTTGCATCTTTTCGATATCTTTCATTGCTCTATTTAAGTTTACTGTATCATGTCTTGATTCTTGTAGTTCATTTTGAATAATTTCTACTTGTCCAGCTAAGTGTTCTAACAACATATATTGCTCTTGATCTGTAGGTAATTGTGTTGATTTTTTTAATAGATCAGATTCAAATAATTCTCTTGAAGTTTCTAAACTTGTTAGTCGCCCAGTAATCTCGCTGTACATAAATACAACACTAGCAACAATTACAATCAGGCCAATAAGATTAG